CTTCATTACACCTTCTCCCTACCAACGCTTTCGGCGGATAGCGATACAAACGGGTGGACCAGCGCATGCGAAGACCTCATTGTCTTCCGCGCTACCTACGACATGATGGCGAATGTCCTTCGTGTTGGCGACGCTTCCACCCTAGAAAGTTACAAGAGCATGGAAATGGAAGCCTTCAAGATGATCCAATTTGGCAATGACATGCGGCAAGGTAGTGGCATGGAAGGCGCAGTAACCGGCTCCAACCAAGGCCAGTCTCCAAAAATTCCACACAAACCAACATGAGGTAACCCATGTCAACCGTAATTCCGTTTGGTGAATGGCTACCTGACCTTCCCCCTTACGGATTGAATGGGGCTACAGTCGCGACTAACGTCCTTCCGGATGCGGAATCATATCGCCCATTCCCGCAACTAGTCCCCTACACAACTAGTGTTGGCGCTCGTGTAGTTGGTGGTATCTATGCTACTGACCCAGCCGGGAACAACTACAATTATGCCGCTACCGGCGCTGCCCTCTACGCATTGACTGGTTCCAGCTTCTCCGATGCCACCCGGCTAGTTGGAGGAGGCTACACTACTAACGCCGAAGAGTACTGGGAGTTCGCCAATTGGGGTAACACTGTTATCGGCGTCAATGGTCTCGTTGATCTTCCCCAACGTATTTCGCTTGGTGCTCTCAACTTCGCGGATATGTCCATTGGCGTAAAAGCCAAGCACATTGCAACGATGCGAGACTTTCTTGTCCTCGGCAATGTAAGTGACAGTGCTGCCAATGTGTATCGTGTGCGTTGGTCCGCTATCAACAATCCAACCAGCTTCACTGCTGATGCTGCAACCCTCGCTGACTACCAAGACCTCCCTTCCGAAGGAGGAATTGTTCAACGAATTGTGGGTGGTGAATACGGCGTCATCTTCCAGCAGCGACGTATTTGGCGCATGACCTTCGTCGGTTCTCCTCTCATATTTCAGTTTGATCCGGTTCACAACAAGATTGGTGCACTTGTTCCTCAATGCGTCGCCAACTACCAGAACCTCGTGTTCTTTCTTTCCGAAGATGGCTTCTACACTTTTGATGGTTCCCAACTTAATCCTATTGGGCGTTCCAAGGTAGATAAGTTTTTCCGTTCCGACCTCAACCCAAGTTACATTCAACGCATCATCGCCGCCATTGATCCCATCAACAAATATGTTATGTGGGCTTACGTTAGTAATGATGCTCCCAGTACCAACCCTGATAAACTTTTGGTTTACTCTTGGGCATTTGACCGTTGGACTATCGTACAAGGTCTTAATGTTGAATACATTTTATCGATGGTCACAACCGGCTATACCCTCGATGGCCTCGATGCCATTACAACCAATCTTGATTTGCTGCCCTTTTCCCTCGATTCCTTGCAATGGACAGGCGGAACTATAGTTGCCGCCGCATTCAACTCCGAGCATGTTCTTGGGCGTTTCAATGGTAGCGCAATGGCAGCAACAGTCACTACTCGTGAATTCATGCTCTACCAAGATCAACGTGCAATGATTACGGAAGTACGTCCTGTTGTTCACGGCCTATCCGCCAGTACAACCATTACGCTTGTCAATCGCAACACGCTTACAGAAAGTGCCAGTGTCGGTAGTAGCGCTACAGTTCCAAACGCTACTGGCTTCGTGCAAACCAGATGCAGCGCTCGTTATTTCAAGATTCAACTCAATACTGCTGTCAGCGTCAATTTCAAACAACTCACTGGTGTTGAAGTAAGTGGTCGTCCAGCGGGAGTCCGATAATGAGTATAAGTGCCGGAACCAAGCTTCCACCTCCATTCTTCATGACCAATATTACAGAATGGCAACGAAAAGCTGTTACATGGATGCTGCAAACCAATCAAGGTCATATAGACAATTGTGGCAGCGTTTCTCTTTTGTCTGGTACTGCCACTACAATCCTCACTGATAGTCGCATTGGCCTCAACTCCTTCATTGGCTTCATGCCCAAAACAGCGAATGCAGCGGCAGAAATTGGTGGTGGTACACTATATGTTGGTTCACAAAGCGAAGGTGCAGCAACTCTCACGCATGCCAATGACGTAACTGGTGATCGTACTTTTCGCTTTTGCATTCTAGGATAATTATCATGGCTAAAATCGGCACTTGGTCCACGACCGCCGCAAGCAACAACAACACTCCCCCGGATGGATGGCCGGAAGGGCAAGCTCCCTCTACGGTCAATGATTGTGCGCGGGAAATGATGGCAGCACTTCGCACTGCCCTCCAAGATATTCAATGGTTTGACCACGGCTTTTTTCCTATCACTGTTGGTGGCGACGCCTTTACCGTAACTGGCGATCAAAGCGCATTTCTGCAAGCAGGGGGCAAACTTAAACTTTACGATGGTGCTGCCGTAATTTATCGCAGCATTGCGACTGTAAGCGCGAGTGCTACCACAATGGTAGTAATGGATGCCGGAACAGCCGTAGACTCATCCTTGTCGTCATTTGCAGTCGGAATTCTTAGTAACACGAATGGTGCAATTCCAAATCGTTTCAGCACATCGGCAATTGAAGTTGCTGTGCTTTCCGCTGCATCGGCTACATTTGCAAATATAAACATTGCTTCATTAGTGGCAACCACAATAACCGCTACTGATGTTCACATTAGTCGTTTAAGCGCAGCTTCTGCAACTATTGCAACTCTTTTTGTTAATGTCCTCTCAGTTAGTAGTACAACCCATTTGGTAGGAACTCTCACTCAAGGTGGCTATATCACGGTTGTTTCCAGTGGCCCCCGCGTGGAACTCAATAAAGCTGGCGCAGGTTTCATGTGGTACATCGATTCCAGCAACAAATTTGGAGTTTCCAATACAAACGGTGATGGCCTTACTCAAACTGAACTCGCTATAATCGATACGAACGGTAATTTCCGTGCCCTTAATAATCTCAGTGCATCAGGTGTCTTTACTACCAACGCCAACTTTGGGACAATGACAGCAGGTAGCGCTACTATAAATAATTGTTTCATCGGTAGTGGAGTAATTACTACTCTCACAGTTTCCGCAGTAGTTGTTTTAGGACAATTACGAGGCAAGAATGGAACTGCCGCTTCCCCAAGCATTATTTTTGATGTGGGAGACCTTAATACAGGTTTTTATTGGCCCGGTGCAGGACTTATAAGTATTGCATGCGGGGGTACAGCAGCAGTCGGTATCTCGCAATATGGTATTTTCATGACTAATGCAGGTCAACGTCTCCAAGTAGGGACTGGTAGTGAAGGTACACCAGCTATTTTCTATGATAATACTGATACTACAACTGGCCCTTATTGGGTAAGTAGTGGTGTTCTTGGTTGGGCTTGCAATGGGGTACAAGAAGCACGCCTTCTTAGCACTGGCTTCGTTAGTCAAGCTTATACTGTCACCTCTGATGCCGCTACTAAAAAAGATTGGACGCCACTTGCTTCCGATTTTGTGTCTCGTTTAGCTGATATGCAAGCTGGCTCTTACACCAAAATTAAGAATGACAGACGCGCAATTGGCGTCCCCGCTCAAGATTTACAACAATTGATGCCGGAAGCTGTTCTTGAACAAGACGGGGTTCTTCTCGCTAATTATGGTCCTGCTGCGATGATTTCAGCGATTGCTCTTGCTAAAAAAGTTGAAGAACTTACTGCGCGTCTTGAAGCATTGGAGAAGAAATGAGTGACCTCCACATGCGCGGCGTTCCTGCCGAAGTTGTCGCCAACCTTTGGCACTATGCCGAACCATACATCAAGCGCGCTCTCGACCATGCTAATGGGGAATTTACACTTGAAGATTTCCGTCAAATGTGCATCAATCGAGTCGTTCAACTTTGGCTCATCAGCAAAGAAAATCGAGTTGTCGGAGCAATAACAACTGAAATTGTCGTCTATCCTCAATGCAAGCACTGCCGCGTCATAACGTTGGCCGGTAGTAATTTTGTTGAATGGGTTGAACTTGCTGATGCTACACTATCGGAATGGGCTAAGGAGCAAGGTTGCAACGCCCTAGAATCCTATGTTCGTAAAGGACTGGTCCCCAAGATGGAGCCATTCGGTTACAAGCACAAGCATTCTGTGCTGGTGAAGGAGATATGAAATGAGTAAAGGCGGCAGCAGCGGAGGCGGTTCAACCACTACCGTCCAGAAAGCGGACCCTTGGGTTGGTCTTCAACCAGCCCTGTCACAGCTATACAATAGTGCGCTTTCCAACTATCAAAGTGGTGGTCCCCAATATTATCCGGGGCAAACGCTTGCTGGTAGTAATCCGGAAATTAGTTCTGCTCTCAATTTAGGATGGGGCACCAGCGCTAATAATTTAAATCAAATCAACACAGCGGAAAGCCAACTTGGACGAACTGCTGCTGGTCTTACTCCATGGGATAATCCGGCTTACACCCAACTTCAACAAATCTCTCAAGGCGGCAACATTGATAGTAATCCTGCATTCGGAACACTTTGGGACATAGGTCATGGGGTTTTCAATGGATCTGGTACAACTCCCGGTCAAGATATCCAACAGCAACTTGCTGGCAATGGCGGTACATTTGGGCAATTCGGCAGTGGCGCATTCATGGGGGGCAACACAGCTAATCCTTACTTAAATAGCACAGCCAATGGCAACTACCTCACCGAACAAACCAATCCATATTTGCGCGGCATGTTCAACGACGCTACTGGAGCAATTACAGACCAATTTAAGAATGCCATCGCTCCCGGCTTAGCTTCTCAATTTAGCGCAGCAGGGCGGACAGGCAGCGGTGCAGCCGCAAACGCATTCGACAATGCCAGCGGTACTCTTGGTCGTACCCTCAATAATGCCGCCAGCAGCATCTACGGCGGCGCATATGAGAATGAACGTCAACGCCAGCAACAAGCAATTAGCATGCTTTCTGGTAACTACAACACTGAACGTGGTATGCAACTGCAAGGCGCATCCGGCCAACTTGGTGCGGCCCAAGGTCTCTCCAATCTTGGTATGAATCGTGCTAATCTCCAATTACAAGGCGCACAAGGTCTTGCCAACCTTAATTCCACAGAACGTGCCCAACAATTGCAAGCTATGCAAATGCAAACCAGCCAATATGGACTTGAACGTGGGTTACAGCAACAAGCACAACTCGCTGTACCGCAGATGCAAGCTGCTCAACAACAAAATTTGTCACAGCTACTTGGCATCGGCCAATATGAGCAAGGCCAGCAACAAGACATCATCAATGCGGACATGGCTCGTTATAATTATGGACAACAATTGCCAACTCAAAATTTGCAAACTCTCAATCAACTTTTGCAAGGTGGTTCCGCATATAGTGGTTCTCAATCCACCAGTAACCAATCTCTCAATCGCAACCCATTCGCTTCCGCACTCGGAGGTGCAAGCGCTGCATATGGGATTGGTGGTGCATTAGGAGCAGGTAGTGGATTAGGTGGTATGCTCATGGGATGGCCGGGGATGCTTGGCGGTGCATTACTCGGTGGCCTTTTCGGCTAATCGTAATTGGGGAATATCATGGCTTTCGACTTCGGCGCACTCCTACAAAATCCTGCCTTTCAATTTGGTACAACCCTGCTTGGCTCCGCACGCCAACCGGGTGCGATTGGCAATGCCTTTTCGTCCATCCAAAAGCTACAAGAGTACAAGCAACAGCAAGAATTGCAGAAAGCACAAATTGAGAATATGCAGGCACAACGCCGCGCAGAAGAAGAACGCGCTCGTATCGCGCAAGGTCAACTTGATCGCCAAAATGACATTGCAGAACGGGTAGCCGTAGCTGAAGAACGTAAGCAACAAATTCAAGATGCTTTTATGAAGCAATTGCAAGGACTTGGCATTATGGGAGGCGCACCGCCTCAACAGCAACAAATGCCAGCCCCTCAACAAGATCCACAAAGTAGCATTACCCCTCAGTTAATGGACTCGCTCGCTCAAGTGGAAAGCAGCGGCAATCCTACTGCCATTAATCCGCAAAGTGGTGCGCAAGGCATGTATCAATTTATGCCAGCCACAACCCGTATGATCCAACAACGAAATCCGCAATTCGATCCAATGAATCCGCAAATGGCTCGCACTGCTGCACAACAATATTTGCAAACTCTTACAGCCCAACATGGAGGCTCTCTTGAGCGCGCTCTCGCCGCTTACGGGGGCTTTAAGAAGAAGGACCCAACAGTTTACATTCAAAAAGTAATGGCGGGTGCTGGCATGCAGCCGCAACAACCGCAAGCTGCTGCTGGTTCTCCTGTCCCTGTTGCGGGTGGCATGGCTAATCAAGGACTAGATATTGCGCGTCTTGGTGTTGGTGCTGGTGTTGCCGGGGTTCAGGGTGCTGCACAAATTATGGAACTCGCTAAAATCATGGCTCCACAAAATGTAACTGCTGGCTCTTATCAACGTACTTCTGATGGGCAAATGCAGTACGTTCCAGATCCCAAGGAAGCTGTACGTAATGAACAGGAAGCTGCTCGTATCGCATTGGAGCAGCAACGCACAGCTAACGACACTGCACGCGCCAATGCTACCATCGATGAGAAAAACCAAAAAGTTGCAACTGCAAAAGAAGGAGCCATTAGTGGATTTCGTGAAGTTACAGACTCTATGGATAACCTCTCCAAAGCTGCTAAAGAACTTCTAGCTATGCCCGGTCTTCCTTCGACTACCGGGTTAAGTGGTGTTGCAAAAATCTACAACCTCACACAAGAAGGCCGTGATGCTGCTGCTGCTCTTGAAACTCTTCAAAGTAAAATAGCCGTTGACCAACTCATGAAAATGAAAGCTCTTTCCGCTAACGGCGCAAGCGGGTTTGGCGCGTTATCCGGCCCTGAATTGCGTCTTCTGGAAACATATCAAGTAAATCTCAGTAAAGCGACTAGTCTTCCTGCTCGACAAAAAGCTCTTAAAGACTTGATGGACTTCGCTGATCTTACTAAAGCTAGAGTTCGTGATCGCGTTAAAGGAACTTATGGTGAAGAAGCGATTAAAGACTCAGCTTCTCCTAGTAGCCCAACTTCCAGCACAAATGAAATCCTCACACCAGAACAATATATTCAGAAGTACAGCAAGCCTAAACATTGATTGGAATCGCCATGCCTCGCGTTCGTATGCCAACCGGCGAAATTGTAGATATGCCCGATAATCCAACACCGGAATTACTGGCACAACTCGCCGCAATTCAAGCCCCGCAGCAAGCCACGCCTGACCCTCGTTACGCTGCTATGAACCCTGTTCAGCGCTTCCTGTCGGATAAACCATTCGATGACCCAACACTTGCCAATCTCGCGCAAGGAACTGGTCTTGCCGCAAAAGCTCTTACTCAAGGAGTAACTAGTAGTGGCACAATGATTGCCGATCCCCTTATAGCGATGGCAAATATGGCTACTGGTTCCAATATGCGATTGCCCTCCCAAGGAATCAGCAAAGCCTTCCCAAAGGCTCGCAATACTACAGAACGCGTCATGGAAACTCTTGGCTCGATGCTGGCCGGATCACGTGACCCACTCATGAATGCTGCAACCTCCCGTTACTTGCCTCCTGCTACCAGTCGCATTCCTACTGCTCGCGAAGACGCCATTCTCAAAGGTCAGCAACTCGGCTACAAAGTCCCCCCATCCGAATCGACAGGCGGCGTCATCGGGACCCAACTTGAACGCACTGCTGGTAAGGAGCCTCTCTACAATACGATGGCCCTAGAGAACCAAAACCTCACGGATAAACTTTCCCGGCAAGTGGTCGGCCTCGCCCCCGGCCAACGTATTACACAGGAGGCCATTGATACTGCCAAAAAAGCAACCTATGCGGCAGGTTATGAGCCTATTAAAGCAATCGGCACTATTACCACAGGCAAGACCTACCGGCAAGCGCTTGACAAGGTTCTTACAGACTTCCAAGGTGCGCCGGGCAGCTTCCCTCTCGCCACAAAGAACGATGTGAAGGGGCTTGTCGATGCCTATAGAGTTCGCAGTTTTGATAGTTCACACGCTATCGAAGCTATCCAAAACTTGCGGCAAGACGCAACTCAATCCTTTCGAAGCGGCAATCCCAATCTTGGGCAAGCTCAAAGTGCTGTAGCCAAAGCTTTAGAGAATAATGTAGAGCAAAATTTGCAAGGCATGGGGCAAGACGGCGCAAAAATGTTGGCCGAATTTCGGGCGAGCCGTGTGCAACTTGCCAAGCAAAACGTCATTGCCAAAGCTTTAGAAAAAGGCACCGGGGAAGTCAATGCGCAGAAAATTGCAGGGATGCTTAAACGCAATGGTGAGAACTACCTTACGGATAAACTCTCCACAATTGGCAACTTCGCTGCCAACGCCCAAAAAGTAACGAAGGTTCCGCAGATGCAATCTGTCCCTGTTTATCGTCATCCCATTGGTACAGCACTTGGGACCGCAGGACTTGCTTCATTGATTCCCGGTGGGCAAATTCCCGCTGCAATGATTGCTGGATTTCCTCTTGGGCAAGCTGGCCTTCGTCAAGCCATGATGTCGTCCACTGCCCAACGCATGATAGGCCCTCAACTTGATCCCAACATTCTTGCTCGCCTAGCTGGCAATCCCTCAGTCATTAATGCCTTGCCAACTGGTTTGGAACAGACTGGCCTATTCGGTCCCCGGTAACAATAATGAATACCAATATGGGAGTACCTATCATGGAATACGAAAAACCAACTATGGTCACTAATCAAGACCTTTACGAGCGCATGAATGAACTCGAAAATAAAGTGGACATCATCTGTGCAAAAATGGAGCAAGCAACAGGTGCATGGACATTCATCAAAATTCTTTGCAGCGTAGCATTTGGCATTGCTGTTATTTGGAATTCCATTTCTACTTACATGAAACCTTAATCACATATAGGAGTAACAAGTGAAGCTGTCAAACAATGGGTATCAGTTATTGAAAGACGCAGAAGGTCTTCGTCTAAAAGCTTATAAAGATTCAGCAGGAATTTGGACAATCGGCTGGGGGCATACTTCACCGGGCATTACAGGTCGTACAACATGGAATCAACAACAAGCGGAAGATGCTCTCTTTAATGATGTAAAGGATGCGGAGCGCTGCATCAACGTTAGTGTCCGTTGCCACCTCAATCAAAATCAATTTGATGCACTCGTTGTCTTTGCATACAACATTGGAGTTGGAGCATTTGCGGATAGCAGTATGCGCAATCTCTTGAATCGGCGCAGCTACGAGGGAGCCAGCCAACAATTTGGACGTTGGAACAAAGTCTTTAATACTAATACTGGTCGTCATGATGTAAGTAATGGATTAACTACAAGACGCGCAGCAGAGCGCGCCCTCTTCGACAAACCAATGGAGTAAATCATGACTACGCTCAAACTCATTAAAGAAAAGCTGCAAGGCTCCCTCCAATCCTTGACAATATGGTTCAACGTCTTCATGGCGCAACTCCCAGCTTCCCTTGATTACGCACAACAACATCTTCCCTTGTTGCATGACTACCTCCCTGCTCCGCTTTATGCATGGGCATTCGTAGTATCTATTGTAGGAAACATTCTGCTACGCTTCTTTAAAACGGAAGTACCACTGGAAGAAAAACCTCTACCAGTAGCCTTGAAAGAATTTAAACAATGAATCTCACTATTATCGCTGCAATCATAGCTGCTTCAATCGGCGTCGGTGTGGGTTACAAGATTGCGAGCAACGCCGCTGATGCCAAGGAACTTATTGCTGCAAATGCGGCAAGGGAGAAATACAATGCCATCGAACTTCAATACAACGCAGCATCGGGACAACTTGAAGCTGTGCTTGCCGCCCACCGAACCATCGCCAAAGAAACTACTCGCACCATCAACAAGATTGTGGAGCGCCCTATTTACCGCAATTTGTGTTTGGATGATGTTGGGTTGCGCGCAGCAAACGCCGCGCTTATCAACGCCCCAAGTACCATCCAACCTGCTCGTCCAATGCCCCGGACTGCAACCCCTTGAAGATGGAACTGCGGCAAGCGTACTCCGAAAACTTGGGGAAGTGGCAGCACAATACTATGAATGCGCTGACCGCCACAACGCTATTGTAGATGCTTTGCGCTTACATTAATACGTACAACAGTCCTCTGCGAAGAAACTAACATAGGTAAAGAGGCATGTAATGTATAAGCATTTCCTTTGAATATGGTATTAGCTCTCAATGGAATTGCCTTCATATTTTGCAATGATACACATTCACAATTTCCTCCCTCCTTAATTAACTTTTCGTCGTACTCTCCTATATACGCTATACACCCTAATACATCTGTTGCTAGTATCAACGTATCTGCCTCCTTTTGTATGCGATGTCCGTGATCCACCCCATTCCAAGAACCATCTATATGTAGTCCTGCTCTTCGATGAAAAGTTCCTTGTCTTACATAAGCTTGATCTACCATTAAAAAAGCTTGCTCTTCTTGTAATCCATTAGTCATGCGCTTTATTACTTCTTGCCACCGTCTCAATAAAAATGGTAAAGCTTTTCCTATTGTGAATGGTTCCATGTAAATACATTCTCCTTCCCATTTTGGAAATTCTAATACTTCTCCATCTTCCTTTATGTTACTAATCATTTACTCCCCCTTTTTATTTGTGCCCACACCACGCTGACGCCTCCCCTGCCGCTTCTCGCTCTAACTGCGATTTAGCTAATTTAGCAGTTGGCGCAGTTCCACGGAAGTGACCATCAATCCATTTGTACCAGCAGTCGCCGGTTGCGCAGGTTGGTTGGTAGACGAGGATATGATGGCCGTGAAGGTCTCGTTTCCAAGCATGCGCCCAAGCAGTTGCCCGGTGCCATCCATCCTTTTCCCTTGTTGCCCGATGTCGCCGCTCAAGGCACTCCACGCTTTCGTTATGACGTTCCATTTCATTCTTCGCACCTCCAAAGTTGCTTGTTATTTTCGGGGCATCAGCAATGGTTTTGCCACTGTATCCTGCTCCATGATAAGCTCCGCTTGAATTGCACTTGCAACTGCTTCATTATATTCTCCTGTCGTTAATGTCCGAAAAAATTGTGTTTTATAAAGTATCCGTTTTTCTACGCTTCCTAGGCGTAAAACTGCTTCCACTATCTCCCGCGCTGCACTCGTCACCTTCGACTGCCCTACGTACCCGAATACTCTGCGTGTGTCCACATCGAGTGCATTCAATTGTCGCTCTGCTTCCTCCATATGTGAGACTGTTATCAATGGAAATTCGCAACGGGCAGCACAAATCACCATTGCCAATTTGTGAAGATGAACTTGTTTGCGGACAACAAACCCACTTTCCAGATTCTCCGACCCCAATAATCGAAGTTTCATCCTCTCGCTCTTGTACCACTCGTCGCCCCATTGGTAGGCCTCTTCTGTAAGTTCAAAATCGCCAGAGTATCTCGCAATAGCGCTTAGCCGTTCTACGAGCCCAGATTCCTGCTGTCTTCGTTCCTTCATATTGCCCATCTTGCGTTTCGGGTATGGCACATCTTTGTCTACTGTAGGCATATCTTCGTAGAGGTATATAAAACGTCCGGCCAAGCCTCCACCCACCAAGTTCTCTCCAAAGTTCTGCGCCAACCATTTTGGAGTCGTCGCTGCAATGATATTTATCCATGGATTCACCATTTCATCGTTACCGCTGGTCTTGGTCATCTTCGTGATAGTGTCCAGCTTACCATCCCAAAGGTCAGTTAAATTGTCGATAAGCTCTCGATTTTGTGGATCAAAGAACGAACCAAACTCTGATAATGCGAGTGTAATGCAAGACATAGGAAAGATTTCACCATCTGGCAACGCCACTTCCTCCATAGATTGCGCAATATATTCGATTAGTTTTTGCCATGTTACAATTGCAGGACCTCGGTTAATGCCCTCGATCTTCTTTAAGAGGCGCATCCCAATGTCTATGCTGGTGGATTTTTTGATTGCACCGGGAGGACCAACGATCAAGATATAGAAGTTGGGGGACCATTGGAAATACTCTTGGTCGAACCAAACCTTACGACGTAAGACAGCAGCAACCGTAGCAACTCCCACCCAATACATAACGCGAGGACTCGCTTCCCCGTAACTGGCGTATTCTGTGAAGTCGTCCAACCAGCTATTCATCTGCTGCTTTCTTAGACTTCAAAAGAGCTTCCTGCATTAAAGCAAAAGTAGGGTCTTGTCCATATTCAATAATAACAGTAACGCTACCTGCTGTTTGAGAATCTTTTGCAGCTTTAACAGGAAATGCAGTAACTTTTTGACATTCAGCCCACGATAATTCCGCCTTACATTTATGTAATGCGCGCCTTACTTCCATCAATTCCTCTCCAAAGGCCTTAATACGATTTACTCGCAAGCTGGCAAGCCGGGATTGCTTTTCTTCTTCAAGCCTATGCACTGCGTTTTCTTCGGCAGTTTCAAGAACCTCAATAACGACTTTCCAGTCTTCAATGTTCATAGCATTCTCCTAGCTGCAATTTTACCAAAGTTCAACGTTACCCAATTCTTATAAGCTTCACAGGGGGTCCACCCCCAACCAATCCATTCATACCGCCCGTTCTTTGCTCGCCAATGTCGATCCCAATCTGGTACACGTTTGGAGTAGCAACGCCACATATTGTTTGCAGATTTACAAACAAATGGCTTCACTTTAACTTTTCCTTTATAGCCAATAACTCTTTAGTGACGGCATTCGACATTTCGCTTCCAGAATGTTTATCTGGATGACACAACATTATAAGCCGCTTCAAGAGATCTTTAGATATGACGCAAGTTGCTTCGCTGCTGGCTGATTTTGAAGTGGTATCATTGTAGTGGAAGCCGCTGCTATTTTGCCGTGATTGTTGCTTCCATTGTTGCTCATATTGTCTACGAAAAAATTCTTCCGCAGTTTCTTGGTTCTGTCTGTATTGATGGAAGTCTGCTTTAGCTTGTTGACGTATAGCTTCTTCCGCCGCCCTTTGTCGTTGGGCATTTCGATAAAAATTATCAAATCCGTTCATATATTCCTCATTAAATGTAGCCCCACAAGCCCAACAATCGTATGAATGATTACTAAAATTTTCATGTAGCATATCCGGATCACCACAACGCGGACATCGTTTTCTAGAAGCCAATTGCCCACCCCTTCATTCTTTGAAAACTTACGAAAACGTAATAAGGAATGGAGGTATTGCGGTCACGGAACATTCCCCAACAACCAGTTTCAAGCTTACGAATATGTGGTTTCATTTGGGCCATCCTTTCCTACTTCCTTCTCCTTTGCCGCAGTCCCCCCAACTTACGATACTCGTTTTGAGGCCCATAGGTACAATCAACGGATCATCATAGGGAACGACTACTTGCGTTGCTGCGTACAGTTGCGGAAGAATTTCTGCTTCCCTAGCTGTAGGGTAGATGCCTACAACACTATCATAGCATTGCAGCAAGACAGTCACACCGGGAATTTTCTCCATATTCATGTGCACCAAACTGGCAACGATTGCAATTGTAGATTGTGGAATCCAAGCCAGCGCTTCCGGCAACAACCCCTCCACCCTATCAAAAAATGTCATCTTGTAACCAAAGGCATTCCGTACCATGCGGCCATCAGCAAGTTGCGCCGCCGTTCTGGTGTGCCAAGTCTTGATGCCTGGGTGTAGCACAAACCAACGCCGTTGAGCCATGTCAGCTTCGTGAACGGTGCTACCAGTCTTAATCGCACATGTGCGTGCGCAACCTGCATAGTCAGTAAGATGAACGAAAGTCTTACCCTTTTCCCGCTGTACAGGTGTGGGTTCAGCGATGCCGAATAGCTCTTTAGCGTTTTCATAGTGTATGTCTACTCCTGCCTGTAATTTGGCTTTTAGGTCGGCGTCGTCAGCTTCCCACACCACCACTTGCAAGTCAGCGCGCTCTAGGTCGCAGTCAAAAATCGTATATCCAACCGGAGGAACAATAGCGCGTCGGAAGTTTGGAACCTTGTTTCCACTATGCGTTGTGCCACTTCCTGATACGTTAAGTAGGTTCGTTCCGCGCCTAAAATTGTTTTTGCTGCTCGTAAGGCGAAAAGTCTCTGTTCCAGTCGCCATGAAAGAGGACCGTAATTTTCCGTCCGGGTCAAGTTTCGCTCTAAGGAAATTACTGCGCATACTTGCAAGCGATCTGTGTTCCAGTATGGCGGTGAGAACTGCCGCGTACTCCGGGTGCCACAGCGCCACTTGGCGCAATTCTTCATCTCCTGTACCACCTGGAGTCTTACCTTTTCGCCCCGGTTTACGGCAGCCCCATTCATTGTAAAGTAGCTTAGAGACCTGTACCGGCGACGTAGGATTAATTGGGTAGCCAGCCGCATCGCAAATGATGATCTTGCGTTCTTGGAGTGCTTCCTCGACTTCATCATCAAGTTTTTGCGTAACGGTTTCATCCCGAATTACTCCTTGCTGCATCATGTCGTACACCGAATGATTGTAGGTCATGCGCTCAGAAAATTGTGCCATTAATCCACCTCGTTCTATAGCTACACGTTGCTTTTGCGCGGCCTCCCAAGTTGCACATACATCACGACAGTTGTATCTGAAAAGTCTATCGAAGTCTTTGAGGTTAGACCAATCTCTAGCGTCATCCTTCCAATAACAATGCCAATCGCAGTACATGCTAGAGAGGTATCCAAGTCCTCGGGGAGTTCCCGGAAAAAGTACAGTTTGGGCAATAAGCGTGTCAAACGCAACGCGTGGAATAAATTGGAAATTGTCATCAAAGTAGCTCGCATCATAGTTAAAATTTTGCCCAATAATCTTTACTTCTGGCGACGAAAGTTTTTGTTGGAGTGCCGCGATAACGATTTGCGCGTCAAGGGCCGACCAATACGCGCCGTAGTTCTCAGATATAAACGGTATGCACATAGCATGCGTAGCTGATACACCAAGGCCAACGCAAACAATACGATTCCTTGAAGTCTCCACATCCACGGCAATATCGCCTGCAAGAGACTCGATAAACGATAAAGCATCAGCCAGAGTAGGTTCATAGTTGAAGTCCCATTGTGGGGTTACAAAGCCGCTTCGGAGGCGTCGGGCGACTCGTTGTTTAAGGTCATGCGCTGTAAAAGGACGAGTGGACCAGTTGCACAAAATTGAGGTTGGATGAAGGGTTGGTACGAAGGGGCAGTTTCGCTCGTCTGATAACGCCACCCCCATTTCGCTTCCGCGCCAATCCAGTATGCCCCACTCGCCTGCGAGCGCCCATAGAGCAGTGTTCCCGAGGCCAATAATGATACGGGGGTTGCGATCAAGTATCTCGCCCCGCAATTCTGCAAGACCTTCACCAATTTCTTCACTGTAATAACGCCCATCTTTGTACTCCCATTCGTTAGCTATTCCGAGTTTCTTTTTGTCTGTCATCCAATGTTCAAGAGGATTAGATACTTGTTTGCTTGTGGGAGGACGATACTTACAGACATTTGTGATGTAGCATGCGCGAGGATCAATACCAGCTTCACGAAGCATCGTTCCAAGTAGCCTACCGGCTTGCCCAGTAAGGGGTCTGCCTTCAACTTCATCGTCAATAGTAGGGCATTCCCCAACGATCACGATGTCAGCTTGGGCAGGACCGTAGCCGGAAACACGACGAAGACCATTGTCATTCAGCATTTTGCAGTCCATGTTTTTTGAGGCACCTATGGCTTACACACTTACCAGTCGAGTCCACCCAACAGTGTGTTCCGCAACCTTCACAAAGCACTTGCACATAAACTGTCAAATCTCCTTCCGTAAGATCAGCCAAGTCCCCAAAGTCCTCATCGAAAATTTCGATACTGCATTGTTTGCAAAAGTCAGCCATCACAGCCTCCATAATTGTGGTTTGTAGATAATGCGCTCGCCAACAACGACTGCAAGAACATCATACTTTGTTGGATCACGTACTGGATGAGCAAGTGCACCATTCGGACTGTAATTTCCAGTAGTGACCTCCACACGATACATTGAATGCGGGTGAGGAGTTTTTATAAGCATATCGCAAGGCATTCCTTGAAACGCTGCCCTATATACCTCAAAGCCACGATGCAGCAAGTCAATTGCAACGCGCATCTCATTTGCTTCCGCAACTGTACCTTTAGCTAGTTCCCCTGCGGCGGACTTGGGATTGCGTTCACGCCATTGCCGCTGTACGTAGTTGCGTGCGCAAACTTTGTTGCAGAATTTGCGGTTGGATTTAGCGTTAGCTGGCAAAGGCAAATCACAGTAGCTACAATAGCCGTTCATTTTATTTGTTCCTCTGCCCAATCAAGAAAACGCGTCAATGCTCCAACTTGCGCAATTCCTTCCTCGTTAGTCATAATCCCTCCTGTCTATGCTATCAGCATCAGCCATCCAATCATCAATCGCAGCATCTACCCCATCCATCCACCCAACAAGCGGATTTTCAAAGCCCCGCTTCTCCACATAATCTGTTGTCTGTCCATTCGTGAGTAAGGTAATTGCCCACACATAGCCGTTAGCAGCGTTCCGACGTTTCTCCGCGTCCATCACTTTCTCCTAGTCAAAAGTTCCCATAATGCACCAATGGCAAAGGCGAACAACAACATGAAGCCAATGCCCCCTACAGTCATTATTACCGCAATGAATACCTCCATACCAACCTTCCTCTTTCATAGTCATGATAAGCTTCTTATGGCCTTCTAGTCAAAAAATTTTTAGCAATCGTACCACCCCTTACGATAGCTTCTTTTGCAGGGCATCAAGCCAGTCGTTTGCATCACGTTCACAAGCACAAGTCTTAATGAGAATGTCCCGGTCGCCAATAGTGCCTAAGACCGCCCAGTTGCCGTTGCTTTTGTATTGAACGTAAAGGGAGTCAAGTTTAGTCCCATTGATTACTTTTTTGTGTGCGAATTCCGCTTCAATCCAAATGTCAGCGCTGGCGGCTGCAACGATGCCAGTGCCAATAACAGCTGGACGTTGACTCATTAATACTTTACCTCCTATTGTCGATATTGTCCCCGTAAAAGCAGGGCAAGTAGATGGAGTGGCGGGGCAAGCTTTCATTAAATCTATATTCATCTGACATTTAACACATTGCGACATATCATACCTCCTTTATACTTATACTTAGGTCATGACGATTGCACATATCGTAGACGATGCGGGCTGCTTGCTCAGATGTGTAATTGCTGTTGTACGTTACAATAACAAGTTGTGTAATTAATTGCGCATCTCCATCAAAGCGTATCAAGCTACGATCACTCTCGTCTATAGCATCATCAAGAGCCGCCAAAACTTTCATAAGAGGAGCCTGCTCCGTTCGTAGGAGAGCGGCAGCACCAGCGGTTGCAGCAAGTCCACGACATTCATTTTGATTAAATGCTCTCCCTTCCGCCACGCTTACTAACGCGAACAACAGCAGAAGAACAAGCGGTTTCATTTTATTTACCTCCACCTATCACACGAATTTGTGCTGCCAAATTCTTTGGGAAAGCTTCCCCGGCCAACACACAAAGAAGCTCCATAATGGTTTCATTAGTAGCGAGTTTCATAAATAACGGCGCTTCGTTAAGCTGTAAAAGAGCGGCTTGACGACCATAGTGCTTATTGTAATGATCGGTTGGATTGCAGCGTGCAATGCCTACAGCATAACCCACCGGTTCTACTTTGCGATAAGCGATTGTAAGTCCACCAGTTGGGCCTTTGTCGAAACCCGTCATGCTGTCGGAGCGGATTGTAACGAATGGTCGGCGTAAGTGCAGGAATGTTGCGTTGTATTGGTTCATGTTCGTCTCCTTAATCAATTAATGAGTGGGTTGTCATCGACCTCCGGTCGATTCCGGGAGAAATCTTTTGTTGCCATGCAGTATGAGGGCAGGAGCTACTACCCAATGCCACATCAATACGTTCTCCCGGCGCATGATGCAGTGTTGGTTGCTCCTGCTTAAAACTGGCGGTCCTGTCCTCACCAGAGGTCCATCACAGAATCGAACTGCATTTCCTTCGCACCAACGACTCGGCCAACGAGCAGGAATCGAACCTGCGTGTTTGAACGGTTCCCCACTACGCATGATGGTGCACCGAAAACGTCGCTGGCCTGCTGCCATCACCCGCGCAGGCTGCGGTTAGGAGGCGAAGTGCAGATGGCTTGCTCGCTCAACGCTCCTTCTTTGTTGCGGAGGATCCACCTCTATCCCCCCGCATGTCCTACGAAGGGTCGTCCTAATCACCTACCGCCCGGTCAGGGGTTTCGGTGCATGGAATCGCTGACTAGGCGACGGTGAATCCAAAACTGTCCCGGCCTTACACCGAGTCGCCAACATTGCGTTGGTAGCTGCTGCCATTAGCGTCATCCCGGAAGTAACGGCAACCGCAGTGCATCATGCTACATCATTAAGTTTGACAATACGCGCCATCATAGTTTCCGGGTCAATGGCAACTGTAAATTCCCCACCGTTAAAGTAGGAATCGGCACGCAACCTTCCGCCTGCAATGTGTTTTTCAAGGCGAAGTTGATCTGCAAATTTGTCCGCTGCTTCCGAGCTTTTGACGGTCAACCAAACTTCTCGTGATACTCGGCTCATGCTAGTACCCATCCCCAAGTGATGCGCCAATCGAAGGTTGGCCGGGTTCATTGGCGTCTCCCTTGCGACCGTCGCGAGTTTTGAGACCACGCAACATCTTGTCCACTTTTTGTGGTACAGATTTACGCTCCTTGATTTCGCTCGCAGTAAGTTTCGTTGTGGTGTCGAATGCACCGTACAGATTGAAACGGAATTTCTCCCCAGCGTCGCTACGTTTGCCAGTAAGTTCCTTCTCAAGGATGAGGCCAATTGGCTTGCCAATCAACGAAGGATAGATAGTGCCGTCCGCTTCTACTTTCTCACGGTGTCCATCCGGCCCATCCCACTTCATCACTTTACCCGGTGCACCGCGAAGTGTGCCTTTACCGCCAAGCAGGAAGTGAAGGCCTGCCACTTGGTCAGCGCCGAAGGTTGGCGCGCCGGATTTGCCTACTGTGTAGATGGTGAAATTGACCTTGCCGCCATCGTTGTTCTCAAACTCAAATTCGATGCCCTTTGCGCCGCCTTCCGTTGTGATTGCGGCTGCACTGTTGAAGTGGCCGAGGTATGCGCCGCCTTCCGTTACTCGTGCGGCGTTTTTGTCAGCTTTCGTGATTGCGGTGTCATCAAACGTGTAGTCAAAATTTTCCGATTGCTCGGTCCCACTTGATTCGATTTCGTTACTCATGCTGTTACTCCTTCTTTGGTTACGGTTGCTGTAGCTGGCGTAGCGGGTTGCGAAACTTCTTTGACAAGGTTCGACATCATTGTGGAGAAAGCGATGTCATCTGGGATTGGAACAGGAATGGTTGGTTGCACAAGATCACAGATTGCAGAATTCAATCTGTACTCTATAGCTAACTTTCTTAAATCAGAATCCCATAATGAGGGAGGGCTTCCATCATGCATTCTTTGCAAACCCAACAAAAGCTGAATTTTCTTGCTGTTAATAGATTCAGAGTCAATAACACCAGCTTGATACAAATAATCTAAAACGCATAAGCTAGTTACTCTCCGCCCTTCTAACCTACTATCGTATAAGGGGTCTGGAATTAAGGCTCCAATTGCACATTTCAATCCATTTACCCCTCTATATCGGCAAGCTTCTATACTGTTCGTGGATCGTGCATTTTGCCGCAACAGATGTGTTGCTACCTTATCGAAAATTTCTTGCATCGTCATACTCATGTTGTCACCCCTTTAAACTGTTGGATAATATTTGCAGATTGCTTCATCAACTGCGTTAAGGTCATTCGGAATTGTTTCAGCTTCAAACATGCCCATCGGAGTTTTTACGGTGTCACTGCCATTGTTGCGCGTTGTGAACAGGTACTCACCATCGCGGACTACAGCACGCATCACGAGTGTGAACATGCCTTCCACCGTGATCTTTTCGTCCAGCATGCGCCCGATGGTCTTCATCTTGACGCGCCCTGCATCATTGGTATCAGTGTGTGCCAACACATAAACCCGGATATCGGGCGGTAATTGCCCCACCATCATCAAGATGTTCCATGCGTTGCGCCCAATCTCTGTGAATTTGTCATAACCTTTCTCATCGCTGCGGCGCATGAATTCGTTAGCCATCGTGTATTGAAAGTCGTCCAGCACAATGATCTTGCGCTTCGTATTCTGCATGATCGTCATAATGTCCGTTGCCCTATCTGTGACGATGATATTGCCCGTTTTGGCAGCACTATCGAAGGGCTTCCATGCGGGGTTCTTGAAAGGCAAGGGCTTGGCAAGGGCTTGCAGCAAGAGAGTTTTAGCGGGGTCCATATTGCGCATGGATGCGGATTTGCCGCCGCCGCTCTCTCCAAGAATGAGGACTGCGGTACTCATTCAAAACCCCCGGTATCGTTATCTTCATTCTTCATGTCGGCAAGCTTGGCCTTCACTTTGGTGCCGTACTTAGCCCACAAATCCTGAGCTACCCAACCTACCCCAACACCTAGCCCATACCCAATTAAAAATCCAAGAATATCCATCATTGCTCTCCTTCGTCTTGTTCCATAGCGCACCACTTACATATTAATTCTTCCTGATAAGTTTGTGGCTCCATTTCATAAAATGTGTGATTGCATCTTGGGCATCTTGGGAACTCATACCCATCTGGACAGGACCAACCAACGATTGCCCCATGGTCATCATAAATTCTGGAAGGGTGCACATCGTTTCGTTTGCGAATTTGTTCAGCCATCGTTACTTTCCTTTCATAACAGTCTTGGCGGCAGCGCTAACTGGCGTCGGTGTAGGTGTCGGAGTTGGGGTAGGTGTGGGCGTTGGAGTTGGCGGCTTAACTTTCTTAGCGCGTTTAACAGGCGCACGGAAGTTACGCTCAAACCAGCACAAGATATCTTTATGCGGCATATCCTGCACCATATCATCATCCATTTTCGTGAGCAGGGGTTGCCGCGCATCATGCGCATCTGCATCCTTCGCTGTATCAAAAATCGAGCCATCTGCTGAAACATATTTACGTGTTGCCATTATTTTCTCCTAGTGGATTAGGGCAGTTATTGCGCCCAGTTGCGTTTGGCGTTCCAAACGGTACTTCTATAAGACCCCATCGCAAGATGCAGTCCATCTTCTCTTCTGGATAGCATATGCTCCACATGCTGCCGTATTCATTGTACATCTTATCAATGACTTCCTTGTGAGTTTCTGCTTCAATGCGCACATAGTTATCGTGGAGTCGAGTTCCCATGCCGAAAGTGCAGTAAAAAGTTTTCATCGTTTTACCCATTCTTTAAGCATTTCATCGGCAAATTTTGCTGCTCGGATCGCGGCTTCTTCTGGTCCGTAAGCTGATATAAGACCTTGTAAAGCTGCTGCTGCAAATTTCACCCATGCCTTATCTTTTCGTTCTAATATATCCATCAGTCACTCCCAATCGTAATACATTAATGCTATAAACAGTATCATCAATACCCATGCCATAATCAACCTTTCATCAGAGCCTCAAGCTCTTGTAATTTAACTTGTACTAATGGAGTTTCTTCCACTTGATCTGTAAGTTTAAGCATATCGTCTAAGAGTTGTAACCGCGATTCAACAAGTTCTTTGTAAACGGCGGTGGCATCGGCAGCGGCATCGGCGGCATCGGCAGCGGCGTAGGCGGCATAAACAGCAGCGGCATCGGTGGCATCGGCAGCGGCATCGGCGGTGGCATAGGCGGCGTAGGCGGCGACAGCGGTGGCGTAGGCAGCAGCGGCGGCTTTGCCCTTCAATGCAGTTTTCTTATCCACAATTTTGTCGCAGCTTTCTAACATTTTAGCTTGTGCTTCCAGCTTTTGTACCCGTAATGCAATTGGAGCAAATTTTCGTACAGCGTAATCTGCCGCCATAAATGCACGTTGTTTTTCAACTTCCAATGAAGACTTGCTTCCAGCAATCCGTAATACAAATGGAAGCAGCAATTGCCGTTCTTCCCCCTTCATCCAGTCATTTGTCCGAATAGCAAAACTTGTTACAACAGGACAAGCACATTTTGGATGATCTGTATGTTTCTCTCCTTCAATATAAGCAACACATTCCATAATGCACATACCATCTTGCGGATTGCTATGGGCACCTTCTGAAAGCTTAATAGCCAAGTCATTAAAGTTCATTTTAATCTCCTAAAAATTACTTCTTCATTCCAGCAACAGGATTCCATACAACTGTGTGATACGTTCCTTCTATAAGCCGTTCAGGATTCGGACTACAGCATAATGCTGTATAGTCGCATGGTCTATTGTAGCTTACGCATGCATTACCATGTTGTGCCATATCCCAATCGTTACGTTGATAAGCATCCACCATGCGATGTACCAGCCCTAGCATATTGGTGTACCAGCGATCAACCATCCATTGTGGTCTGCTAATTGGAATTTCCACATGCCCATTACCATCTTTAAGAATCGAAACGCCACGAATTTGCGCCAAAATTGAAGGGAATTCCCCAAGTCCTTCCCCACAAATTCGCTCTTGTTGAACACTCCAAATGTAACCTGTCATCTGTGAGTCAAGATCCCATTGATTAACCCAACTGTCGCCAAGTTTGCTCGCTGTCTTCTCATCCACGATGTACAGGCGTCCTGTCGCGTCTTCCGTTGCCAGCATATCGTAGCGCCCTGCATACTCTAAGAATTCCCCGGTAATCGGATGCAAAATAGGGATAGGTATGCTGAACATGCATTCAATGCCATTTCCAACCGGTGTAAAGCCATCTTGCCCGAGAGGCCACACTTCAAAATAGTATCGGAGCGAACGAACAAGCGTACCTAACGATTTATACGATTTAGTAGGTTCTTGAAAGTTGCCCCATTCCTTGGCTGCGGCCTCAATGCCGCCTTGTACCGCCATATCTGAGGTAGCATGCGCCGCCCAAAAGAGTTTGCGAACAAACTCAACGCCAGTCGCAAAGCACTTCCCAAAATGTAGGTCCACCATCTTTTCATTAATGAGTCGCAAATTCTCAATGTGGCGATGCTTGGTCATCGTTGGGCAAGTCACGAAGGACTTGAGAATCGTATTGTCAATAACAGTTGGGAAGCTCATATTTTACTCACATCAAACTCAAGTTCCGCCTTGTTGTACTCCGTAACCTTGTCTTCCTCAACTTTTGCGAGATACCAATTGAGCCAGCGATGCACTGGCATCTCAATATTTGGTACTTCAAGTCGTCCCCACAATCCTGCAACCGTACGGTACGCTATCACTTCCTCTTGATAATAGACAATTTGCTCACCATTCGCCATCAACACAATGGTGCGGTTGCCCGGCATACTCTCCATCGGCGTCGTTATGATTTTCATTTTTCATCCTTTTTGTTCTGTTCAAAACTGCGTCCAAGCAGAGTTGCCACATCGCTATCTTCCTTAAAGCGAAAATGAACGTCAGTACCAAAAATAACTACTTCCTTACGTGCCAAATTAGGAAGTTTGTATTCAGAATCTTGTGGCGACAACGTAGCTTCCCAAGCTTCCTGCGCTTTCCGTGCTTTATACCACTCAAGTCGTACTTTCTGCGCCTCTTTTAGACTGTCGCAATGCACTACATAGTTTTCTTCAGGATGGTCATTGAAGCGTTCAAACAAAATGGCCCAATTGTCACTGTATTTCTTGATGTCTTTTGATGCACTCATGCTATATTCCTTTCTGCTGCTATATGCCTCTCATATATATAATTATAGTCCTCTACCATAATTTAGCTAATTGAGATTGGCTATCGTCAGTGGTAAAGCGATAGCTATTGTTCGTGTACATGTGGGCCGCAGAGAACCACAGTGTCCATGTGACCAGCACCCCCCACCCTCCTTTCCGAAAAACCTTACAAAAGGATTCCAAAAAGAAACATCTTGCACTTTTCCTTTAAAGACGCTACTCTATATATAGAGTAAGATAGGGGAAGTATTGTCTAATCTCCTATATTTCTCTTTCGTGTGACGCGCGTAGCAAATGCCATGCCAATAGTTTTTGTGGAAGTGGGGGTGGGGGCTCCCAGTCACATGGACATAGCGGCTTACTGTGGCTTACATGTACATCAATCTTCCCTCTCTCCCGCATGCTTTTTCACTGTTGCATCCACCTTACGAATGAGTGCTTCAATCAGCAAATACGTGTCATCCAGTGTTGCGCAGATTACCTCCAAGCCACGCTCCGAGCTACCTTCTTTAGCTTTGATGTGAGCGCAGAACACGAAACCAGCTATATCTTCCGCATCCAGTTCTGCAATTTGTTTCAGCGCCCACTCAACGCTGCCTTTACTGACAAACGCCTTCTCCCCATCCTTGGCGAAGTGAGAGTTGTCCACCCTTTTGATGTTGTCAGTTGTCATCTTGTTCTCCTTCCAGCTCCCGCTCCCCTAGCAACACTAAGGTATGCACCGCGCAATTTATCAACGTACCTTTTTCGCCACCCAAAGCACAAATGATTCGCCCTTCCCGCAACTTTGCAGTAAAGACAAATGCCTCCACATCAATACCTGTCATACCTCGGATTTGCGACAGCGCCTTTTCGATGTCAGCTGCATCTCCTGTTGTATCGCGGCTTGCCCCTTTGTGAATCTCAAATTCCTTCAATTGTTCAGTTGTCATGTCAATACTCCAAAGTCATGTTGTTGTTAAATGGGACAACAAATTGCCCCTCATCCATATTCCAATATCCATCCTCAAAACTACTCCGCACAATCAGATCACACGCTGAAAAAGGCCCATATTGCGTACTCTCTGGATTTGCCCGAATATAAAGGACATCTTTACATCTGAACAAATCGGCACGCATGGTCGCATTGTATTCAGGAAAGAACACAGTTATGCCAGTTTTGATGCAACCCATATCGTTTCGTTGCAATATTTCTTTTAAAGTAGTTGGATATTCCATATTTCCTCCATCATGTTAAAAAAGTAGCAATGTGTTACATGTACTTCCAGTTCTCAACAATCGGCCAGCACAACAGCGCCGTAATGGCGACGATTGCAACTGCATACGCCCAGTCCCTACCTCTCATACCTACCTCCACACATTAAGGGCTTGGGAAGGCTCCTAAGCGCTTCCCTTGCCACAATTTTTAGCCCAGCAAAGAGTCATCCTCCTCATTACGGAGTTGTAACTTTCGCAAAGCATTTATCAAAGTTCCCAACATGACTTTCTGCATCCGGGGTGGGCCCCCAATTTCACATTTTATGTTAAACCCTTCTGTATCCTCCGTATCCTCTCCACTTTTCACTGCCGTTACCAACAAGTAACCTTCTACGGAAGTTGGATCAAGCCGCGCAAACCCAAACTGAGCATCCAATACAGCTTGTGTCTTTTCTTCTTTTGTAGAAATTACTTTATGATCGCTCTTATCCATTTTGTTGCTCTTTGGGATTTGTGAGTGGACTGATTGTGTCAAGAAAACTCATTAATGCATCCAATGTTTTATTAGCATCACCTTCTGCGCCCTTAAGTGCTTCTGTACAGCTTTGCACTTGGTCGGCAACTTCTGGGCAATCTTTTTCATCCAGTGATTGCAACCAATTGAGCGCCAATTTCAAATCAGCAAGTTCCAAGGAAGCAATCAGTAAAACATGCGTGCTTTCAGGTGTGGCATTTGTTTTTGAGCCTCCTGCTACTGCGAGTGCGGCGTCCACATCCTTTTTAATCTTGTCCGCGAGTACTTGCATAGCAAGCGTCCTGTAGCTATGTTCATCTTTATTACGTAAAGCCATGTTATTCTCCAAAACAATTGATATTGCGTTTAATTAACCATAGTTTGCCAAAATTGCTGCACATCTTCCATAAACTTATCCGGCGCGATTCCGTCGTTGTGCGCGCACTCCATCAGTTGTTCCGGCGTCATGTTGTTGTAGCTCGCCATGCAACTGATCTTGTATGTGAGCATCGGATTTTCGGTTTTGCCATGTTCGAATATCCGCGTCAGTTCGTTTGCCTCGCTGCTGTTCGTTTCCATTACGTTCTCCTTGCGCTTGTTTGCGCTCCTTTAATTCCCTGTTCGCCGCAATCTCATTGAGTCGGACGATTGTTTCGATGCTATGCATTATCTCGCTCCAAAATGTCATTTAGTCAGGGTCAGGAATTGCTGCTGCATGGCAAATCCCTTCTTGCAACAACCTCGTTGCATGACGCCCATAAAAACCTTGCAGTTGCCATGCTTCCCCGGTATCAATGAGATGCTGAAACAACTTAATCTCGCTCCAATTATCAAGTGTTCCACTTTCCCATGCCATCATCGCATCAATCATATTATCCATTTTGTTTGCCTCTTTCTTGAATAACTCCATCTCGTTTCATACATTCCAATACTACCTTATGCCGCAGATGATTTGGTAATGTATCACTATCAACATAATGTTGAAACAATACTATCATTTCATCATTAGGAACGTGATCTACATTAGGATCATTTAATGCCAATTCAATTTCTTGCCATGTTCTCATTTCGTTCTCCAATAAAAATGTTATTCAGGGAAATTGCCAAATACCATCATCCGTAATCAAAACGAACAATGCTTCTACAAAAACATGCCCCGCAACTGCGAGGCACAAAATGGTAATCATCTTTCGCTCCAAAAATGCCATATTAGTGTGAATGAATCACATACCCACTATAAATGAAGAAGTGGATCGCGTAATCGTGAATGCCATGCAAAACAGTTGGATGAAACAGCCACACTATCCAATGGTTTTGCGAGATGCGTTGCACAATCACGAAATGCGAAACGCGTTCCCAAGCTTTTGGCATTGCTTTCACCACGATTTGCAATCCAAGAAATACAGCAAAGATTGTTGCTTCCATTATTTGTCCCATGCTGAGTTTAAATGGACAAGCCATCCCGTTCTGGCAAGTCACATGATTCCTGCACTTTAATTGATTAAAGTTGGCCGTTAGGCAGTGGTTTGATATTGTGCAATGCATACTCTGATGCATAACCTTTAGATGGCGAAAATACCCACACACCAAAATTAGTATTTAAATGTTCTGGTTTAACCACAATACCTATTTCATTGTTGTTTAGAACTACACGCTGGCCTACCATGAATTCCATAATTCACCTCTTTTCAATTTACAATTTTGTGACTGTGCTTCTCAAAGCGATATTTCATCGCCCTTGCATATCACCCTCCTAAACAAAATAACCTCTAAATTCGGCGAAGTTCATTAAAATCTTCAAAATTTCGCAACTCTTCTTCCATTTCCGCAGCTTTCGCCGCATCATGTTCTTGTTTCCTTGCTTCATAGTATCCATCTTCCCATGCCGCCCACATACCATGATCCTCATGGTAGTCAAATGGATTAACGAAGCTCCGTGCACCGAATGCCCACATGCCAAGCTCATAAGGGCTCTCATAGGCGCTCTCACTCATCCTAAATTCGTAACTCATGACGTTCTCCTATCGACACCTTATTCAAAATA